TTTTGAAACCGTACGGAAAGTCCGTTGTTTTCAAAAGTTTGCTTTTTAGGATACAGGCTAACGCATTTGTTGACTTGGACAGGGGCTTACTAGCTTCCGCACTCCATTTTTGACTTTGCTTTTGCTAACTTCCCGACTTTGATACGTCAAGTGCTGTTACACAGGCTTGACTGCGAACCAGAGTTGCTTTTTCTTTTTGTTTGAAAAACCTTCTTTTCCCTTTTCCCACACAACAAATTTTCTTTGTTTTTCCTGTTCTTTTGAACACTCGCTCCTGATTCTGTAGTCAGTTTTCAGTTCGAGTTTTTCCCTTTTTCTTTTTCTTACCGAATTCTTTTTCCACATTCATTATGGAGCTTTACAATCGCGACCAGGCAGAAGCCAATGGCTACACAAGTACTGGCAAAGCCAGTATTTCACCACTTGACCCGCTGTTAGGTTCCACACTCACACACACACTGATCGACATCACAGACACCAAGGTGGCTGTTGGGCATAAACATGCTCGGGAATGCAGAATTGCCATGTGGCACGCCACAATCTGCAACCTGGAAACAAAGCTGTTCAATGCTTGCAGCTCCACAGGCTCAGCAATGAGAGGACAAATAAACACGGTGATGGCAATGAGCATGGACGCTGCCATGTTCGGCTCAATTGCCGCAGTGCTTGCCCTTTCCAATTTGAATTGGGGCAACAATCTCATTGCTGTGAAACCCGTACACACACCCCAAGCCCATCACCAATCCTTCCAAGATTGGAAAGCCAGCACACCCCCCAAGATATACGCAAGGATGACACCTGCTCAAGTTGCTTACGTGAGCAATGTCGTTAATGAGTATAACAATTGGGTGCGTCATGGCGTCACCCCAGTTAGTTTTTCAGTTTGTGATTTGTACACGCGCGAAATGATAGCGCTATCGAGTAATGTAGGTGTTTTTATTTTCGGTTTGGATCAACATTATGTTAATCATAATTTCATGTCATTTGTTGACAACAGGGCCAGACGTGGCGGCGCGAGTCCCATTTGGATGGGAATCGCCACGGATCACCACAAATTCAGAGATGGGGCCTGGTGGTTTGAACTCGCACACATGGACCTGGAGGATTGGATCCTCTCGAAGGTCTGTGACAGCATAAGTGACTCATTGCAATCGGATAATTTGGATACCTTCCTGGAATTGGTCAAGTTGTGGGCTGGGGTTGACAGCAAAGTTAACCCGCCCCCAGAAGAACGCCACAGGAGGGAACGATCACACATTGAGTACAATGCACAAAAAGGCACAATCACATACGCACCTTTGAGTTCGTATGATGAGGGGGCTTACGTCTTCAGAGCCACGAACGTGAGCGCAACACTTGAAGGTTACGGTGCCACACGCATGGAAGTACACAAATCATCTGTGCCCATCAGCGCAGCCGGTGATACAATCTCTTCTTTGTGTGGTGGTGGAGGCCTACTGAAGTCAAGCAAAGTCGGTGACAACGCGTACATCGTTTTCAACAGCGCGTGGTCGCGAGATGCATGGTTCACAGATCGCACTAATTTCAGATTCGCAGTGAGGGCAAGTTACGTTCTCCACGTCATTGACGTCTTTTCTCAGACAGTCATGGACGTCACAGTTCAGAATGCATTGACCAGATTGATGCGCACAGCAACTAATTTCACTGACTGTGTCGCAGACATGACAATTGTCAATCGCTGGATTGTGCGTGCCTTGAACATGCACAGATTGGGCAGTGACTTGAGAGGAGTGCGTGATTATGAACGCGAAGATACACCCTCTGGCAATCCGTATGTTGTGCAATTGATCCATCTCGGTTGCCTCATTCACGTGATACATCAACTTCGCCATGGCGGCGAGGTCGTTCATGCAGGTATGAACGGTCCGACAGCTCCACTCTTCAAAAAAGCGTTGCGACTCGCAATTTGGGCCGGTTTCAAACTGGGCCTCTCTGCAGTCCCATTGGCTGGCAAAATGTACTCCGCAATATTCTACGGCCGAGCACGTGAGACTGACGTCTTGGAACTCAATCAGACCTCAGTCACTTGGTTCAATTCAAGTGACTCGCAGTTTTCAAGGGTCAAGAGTGACGACATCATCTCAACTGCCGCGTCAAAGTTGTTGGAGACGGTCCCTGCTTTTGTCAGAGTTCTGATTATCAAAACGTTCCATGGCATCAAATATGGTCTGGTGCCAAATGTCAGGAGCTCTTCAACCATGTACTTGCCTTTTTCAGAGGACAGCTACGAAGGTGGCTTGTGCGCGTCTTTCCTCGAAGTTGAGGAGGAGTGCGCACCCATCGACGTTGACTACAAAGCTATCACCGTTTGCCACAAGCTGACGAAGACCACTGATTATCACACCACTTTTGTTGGTGATTGTGAAGAATTCGTTGCGGGGCGCCTATCGAAGACAGTTGTCGAGATCCTCGCTGAGTACGAGCATTTGGCCATTTCCATGCGAAAGACAAAACAACGCAAAAGCAACGAACTGCTCGAGTTGACATACGCTGGCTGCAAATTTCTCGACATTTTGGGCGAGGAGTGCAAGGCAGACAAGATGTTCAGAGAAAGCACAACGTTCGTTTTCATTTGCGAGGCGCCAGGCAGCGCCCTGTCAGTTGCATGTTTGGCTGGTTGTAAAATACACGACAGAGTCTTCACAAAAGGTTCATTGCACACCGTCAGGAAAGAAATCGTCGCCATGCACAACAAGGAGGCCTTCATCAAAACTTTGAAACGCCTGAGAGGCAAGGTGATGTTGTTCGATGATGGCGGTGTGGAACCTGGTGACAAGCCAGGTCAGAAGGCATTGTGCAATGACACGCGTGACATCTTGGAGGCGTTGAAATCACACAAGCACGTTCAAGAACTTCACTACTATCGCAAGGTTGGCGCGAACATGCACAACGCTCGGCATAGAGTTAAAGGCGCGAATGATTTCCAGATCTGCTTCGGCCTGAGCGCGTCGAATGACACAGAATGGTATGAACGGTACGCTTTCGACAAGAGAAACGGACAACCTTTGGAAAAGTTTGGCTACCCTGTGGTCGGTCGCGTTTGGAACTTTTGGAGCGATGATTTTGACGTTTCGCCCATCATGGCAAATCACTGGACACGTGGCAATATCAACGAGATTGCTGAGCTGCTGAAACAACGCGGGGACCCGCGCTATAATGTTTTTGTGAAAGGTTTCAGCCACGCTTATTGGTTTGTTCACGAGCCTGAGGAGGAAAGCATAGAAGAGCGCAGCACCACCGATTGTGCGGTGAAAGCCCTCTTCAAGAAATGCTTGGGCGTTTCAAGTCATTGTTGTTGTTGCTGCGTCGACGAGATCACAATTGATGATGACGGTCCGATGACTGCTGTTTTACCAGAAGTTCGTTGGGCCGCCGATGAGGATGACAAAGCGCAAGAAAATGTGGATCAATTCGCAGCCGATTTGGTGGATGAGTTGATGGGCAAGGTCTGCAAGGAACTGACTGAAGCACCAATTGCACCACCCATGCCAACTGCGCCGCTGATGGAGGTTGAGGAAGCTCCCAAAAAAGCGCTGCCTTCCGCACCGGACATCAATGATGTCACGTTTGAGATTCCAGCAGCCCCTCCACTTCCGGTCGCCACGACGGCGTGGAAGAGGAAGCCGCGGGACGTACCGACTGTTTCACTCAATGGTGAATTTGATGATCTGGATGACGATGTGCCACGACCGCAAAAGAAGAAATCAGCCAAACCGCCGGCTAGGGAACAAGTTTTCAAAGCACCAGTCGCACTGCCACAGACGAAGGTTGAAGAGACCTTTTACCTTCCCAATGATGTGCGTCCAATTGTTGAAAACTTTCTCTCAGCTCCATGCGGTCCGTCCACGTCAGGTGTTCACTCACTCGAGGAGATTGTGACGGATGCTTATGAACACATTTTGGAGGAATTCTTGTTTGTTTGCGAAAGCAACATGCAGCAGTTCAAGGTCGTGCAGGTCACAAACACACAACTGGATGACGCCGCACGCTTGGAGGCCACGAGAGCGCAATTGAACAAGCATTGTTTCTTGATGCAGTGGTCCTTGGAGGGTGTCGATTACCCCATGACACGCACTGAAATTTCGATCAGAAGTGCGTGCACGTGTGGGACTTTCATGGTGCATCGCAATGGTAATGAAGTTCCATTCATCCTGCTGCATGATTTGGTCAACGCAGCCGTCCAAATTGTACTGCTCAAGAGGGTGTATCTTGCACACAATGCAAAAGTCCAGCCTGCCACCATTGACAAAGTTGTTAGTTTCATGCTGAAAATCTCAACGAGACCTGTTATCCGCAAGAATCTTTGCACTGACTGCTCGCCACCACCTGAATTGCCTGCTGCCGCGCCTTGCAAGGTGAATTACACCTTGCCGCAAGAATCTGAGTGTTCCATTGAAGTTCGCGACAAGGTGGAGATTTGTGACACAACGAACAAAAGACCAACAAAGACAGCTCAGCACACTGCGCCATTTTGTGTGGCTGCAAAGACGGGTGCATGCCTTTTCTGTGTCACAACAGAAAATGGCCGGGCTGTGGTCAAGAAGTGTTCGCGAAACAAATCAACCGAATGTTGGCAATATCTGGACAAGGGCACGGTGGTGAGGGTTCGCAGACAGAAGTGTGATTGTGACGGCACAGTGGTCAAACACTGGCAAGAAATGAATTTGGTCGAAAAAGCCACATGCGCTGAGTTGTGGGACGTGAAAACGCTTCCGAAGTACGGCAAGTTGCACCCTGTGTTGATCAATTTAGCACACAGACTGCTTTCCGTGAAATTCACAACAAACCGCACAGGTCAAAATTTGGAACTTTTCAACCCGGTGTATTGGGTACCACTGCACAACAATGTGGACCAAATGCCTGAACGTTTCGTGCACTACACAACATCCAGCACACTCGTCATTTACGGTGTGTACGGTGCAGGCAAAACCATGACTATCAAAAACTGGATTGGAGACTTCATCAGCCTGAATGATGACTGGCAAATTTTGATTTGGTCAACGCTTAAAGAGGTTAGCAAAGCGTTTCGCTCTGTCAATGGGCCACGCGTCACCACCATCAATGTGATTGGTAATGCCTCAGGTGTGCCGACTGAAGGGGAGCTCAAGACCGCCTTTTACCAACCAAAAACTGTCCATGTCTTTGATGAGATGGCTCAGAATGTTTGTGTTGAGTATTACAAGAAATGGATTGTTGAAAAACCCCCCGCGGAAAGTACTTTGTGCATTTGCATTGTTTCACCAGATCAACCAACAGTCGTCACCGAGGATGCCAATCAGGTGGAGGTAGCCAACACTCGCATGCGTGTGTGCAACTGGCTTTTGAATTGCCCACACATCAAGATGAACGCAACATTACGATCGAGTGCACCAATTTGCTCTGAAAATTCGTGTAGTGTCTTTCACTTCACGACCAAAGTTGTGCCAGACGAGGATGAGGAATTCACCGTTTTGCCAGTGGGAATGTACAAGGCTGCTGAGGTTCATGAATTCCTCTCGAGTAGGACGTCAAGTTGTTTGATTTTTGACTCAAGGGATGAAGTTTTGCAGCATCAACGACAGTTCAAGAGTGCGAAGTACCAAATCACCACAAGTGTTGCATGCACCGGAGGCAATTACCACACAGTTGTTTACAAGAGCAATGGGTGGGCCCTGCCGGGCGCTTTTGTGCCTGGCTCGTCCTATTCAACACACCAAAATGCGAACGTTCGGGTAGCTCTGTCACGCCACACAACATGTTTTCGTTTTTACAAACATCCACAGACACAGATTTTCCCGTTGAAGGGATCGCTGACACAGTCGCTTTTTGCAATTGACACCTCACGCGGTGTGGCCAAGAGGATTGAGTACGGCACAGCAGGTGTTATGGTCGTGGCGAACAACCCTTCATTCGGTTGGATTGGCAAAATGCCAGAATTCTCAGGTTTGACCGCAGAACCCGCAGGTTACACAACAATCACCAATTCGATGTACTTAGAGAGAGGTGGCAACCACTCACTTTTCAAAGTTGCTGATTCCATGGGGTACAGAAGTTCGGAATTGTCCATGCACAACAAGGCCGCGGAACAAGCCCTCAGAGGCTTGCAGGCTCATGGCGAACGTTTCATGAATTTGACGACGGATGATGGGGTCACTGTGGCCACACTGGATATATGCAACTTTGGTTTGAAAGGCAACAAGAACACTTTCATCTCAGACACAATACTCGGGGAGCCAGTCCGATCAGGCCAGCTACACAAAGCCTTCATGCGCTCTCCAGGATTGTTGAATGAGGAAGGCACACCGAATCCTCATGGTGCTAAAATTCAGAGTGCTGGTGACACACAGTATGCCGTACTGACATTCCTCACAAGAGGTGAGCAAATTACAACGAACCAAGTTGTGCCAGACAAGCTGCAAAATATCATGTCTGCACTGCACCAGAGAATGCGCTTTCTTTTCCACCCGACAATTGATGACGAAATCGATGTTTCTGTGATTGCTTCAAACTTCATAGAGACTCAGATCACGAAGCAGGTAGAAGAGGAGGAATTTGTGCACAAGGAGCTTGGGAAGTTGTGGAACAAATACGTCTATGGCGGCTCAGAAGGCACTGCAAGCACAAAGATCGAAGTTTTTGACACAAAACCAAAGACCCAGCTCAAGCTCAAATTGAGCACACTTGCAGACAAGATTGCCCAAGCTGGAGTGGAAGTCAACACAACCGGTTTCGCGGAACATTTGCGTGGCGGTCTTCAAGAATTCCTGAAAAAGGATTTCGCGAAGGGCGGCCAACCGGTTAACGTCTCCAAAAATTGGGCTGTTTGGGTCAGGCTAATTTGCTGCAATGCCATTGGTACAATTCTGATGAAGTACTTGCCGCATGCCAGAGTACCGGGAGTTGCCGGAGAAACTTTGGAGACTTGTGCACAATGGTTACGCAAAAGTTCAAATTTCAATGCATCAGACGCTACACAAATGGACGCCACTCACAGTGCCACTTCAGAATACATGTGCAAAAGTTTTGGTGAAAATTACCTCAGATTGCACAAAGACAGCAGATTCTCTGCCTTGTGGGACCAAATGTGGCGTTCATGGGAGCTCACCGCAAATTGGAAGATGACCCACGCAGATGGCATCGTCGTGAAAGGACGCAGGAGTTTGATGTCAGGCCACAATGTCACGTTTTGGTTCAATGTGTTGTTTAATTACAATGCCAATCTTCTGGCTCTGGCAGACACAGTGAGCCAAAGTAACACAACTCTTCCCACTTGGACTTTGGCAGATGTCACTTTGCAAAAATTGTGGAAAAAATCTTTGTGGTGCGGTGATGACTCACTCATGTCTTTTGCAGAACCCACACAGTTGCGGTATGATGGTGTGTTTGTCAAATGCACAGGTTTGAAGATGAAGGTTGAACCTGTGGAACCCTACCCAGTTTTTTGTAACCATTATTTTGTCAAAGGATATGCGGTTGTTGATTTGCGACGTCTGTTGAGAAAGTTCTTGACAACGGCTTTTTCACCTGTTTTGGGCACCACTTATGAGGGTGTCAGAGGCATGGCTAAGTCACGAGACGCGGAACGCGAGGCAATTGAAATACAAGAATCTTTCAGAGATCGCCTCACTTCTTGTCCGCCTGAGTTTTTGGCTGCAGTCAATTGCATGGTGTACGGTGGCGAAATGAAGGAATGGCACTCTATTGCACGTGACCTCTTGATCATGGTGCATACAAAACCCATGATTTTCAAAGGATTGGCAAAGACCAACGTTGTTGTTCAGTATTCTTTCAGTGGTATGGAAAATCCACGGGTGTTCGCCAAACTGCCCTCAAACGTCAGAGTTGCACGTGACAAGAG